ATAAAAACAGGAAAATATACCTCTGGGGGTGAATATGTACTTTCTAGTACAAATAAAGTTTATAATGGATATTATTATGAACTAAATGGAAAAACATATGCTGGAAAAACATATAGCTCTAAAGCTCCTGAAATTATAAAAATAAAAGATTCTAATTTACTTTATTATAACATAAATACTGCTTTATTTTCTTTCCTATCAGGAATAACTTCTAAACAATTACAAGAAACAAAATTTACATCTATCCCTTCCTCAAATCTAGATATAGATAAAAGTGGAGTTACAACATACTATGCTAAAAAAATAAATGTTACCCCCATTTTAATAAAACAAATAAGTGAAGAAAATTATATTAAACTAAAAAATGATATTTTATATCAGGTAATAGCTATAAATGCTGATTATTCTAATTTAGATCAAGCTGAAAAACAAATGCCTGGAATAAAAGCTTTTTTAGTAGGCTAAATTTTTTTATTATATTCAAATTATAAAGGTTATGAAATATGTTTTATATAGTCGAACGTTCAGATCAACTCCAACAATTAAAACCATTTGAAGATTGTTTTGTTAGGTTTATTCCTAAAAATGATAATTTTCATCCTGCTCTTACTGATTTAAGTTTAGTTTATATTAAACCACTTAATGGAGAAAAAGGTTATGTTTTATGTATCAACCATAGTGAATCCTTTAGTTTAACTAAAAACGAGATACTAAATTGGTTACAAAACAACATCAATAAAATTTGGGTATTAGATAAAAAAGAAGCACTACATTGGGCTTATCAATTAACAGACAAGCTATTTGATATTAATTTGTTAGAATTTGTTGATTTAACAGAATCATTAAATAATAGATGTATTAGCTTTTATTATAGTTATCATACTAATTTACCTAATCTTAATTGTTTAATTCCAATTAGTAAACAATACCAAGAGTGTGAATCAATATTTAATATAGTATATCCAATAATTAAAAAATATACACCCTCAGATATTATATTTCAATTTAATAATTTTCATACTATAAATGTATTTTATCAAATTGAAAAAAACGGTATAAAATTAGATAAACACTGTTTTATTGATTATTATAAAAACAAAATTAAGTACCCTGAATTTAGTTTAGATAAGGGAAAAGTATATACCCAATATAATCTATATACAACAACGTCTCGTCCTTCTAACACACATAACAGCATTAATTTTGCAGCATTAAAAAAAGATGATGGCGAACGTTTATGTTACAAACCCGAAAATGATTCATTTGTTGAGTTTGACTTTCAGGGCTACCACCCACGTTTAATTGGTGAATTAATTGATTTTTATTTTCCTAAAGATCGCAACACATATGAAGTGTTAGGTGAATTATTAGGTGTAACACAACAAGAAGCAAAAGAATTAACGTTTAAACAATTATATGGAGGTGTATGGAGCGAATATAGAGATAAACCATTTTTTAAAGATGTAAACACATATATAGATTTTATATGGAGTTTAAAAGAAATTAAATGTGAAAATAAAATATTTACTCCGGACGAAAACATAACACCTAATAAATTATTTAACTATATTATTCAAAGTTTTGAAACATCGACTAATGTTAAATTACTAGAACCAGTATTAGATTATTTAAAAGATAAAAAAACCAAATTAGTATTATACACGTATGATGCATTTCTATTTGACTATAATAAAGAAGATGGTGAAATTTTTACTACTATCAAAAAAATGTTGCAATATCCAGTAAATATTAAAACAGGACATAATTATCATTCATTAAAATCTATCTAATAAAAACGTATTAAATTGAAAATTAAAACAAATCAAAACTATGAATAAAATACTATTTACCATAGATCCAGACATATTTATAGACAATGAACTATTATCAAATCCAGATTTTTTAATGAATAAATTATTCTGTACCTTCATCTCTCCAACGGATCTGGAAGAGACAGTAAATACAATAAATCGCCGCTACTCAATATTATACAACAAAATATTCATTCTTGAATCACCCCAAAGTAATGAATTGATGTGTACTTATAATATTGACACCGGAAATATATCGGATAGTCCTTTGCCTAATACAATTCTCCTTCATCGTAAAAAAGAATCAAATACTCTTTATACTATTAATGCTTTAAATGCGTTAATTAGAAAATTAAACAATGGTATGTTAGATACTAAATTTATTGTAAATTGGGCTGATTATAAAAATTGCATATTACTCAACACAGGTCCCGAATTACGCAAATTAGACACAGCTATTCATAAGATAATAGATTTATCTAAATAGTTTGGCGGTCTAAATTAAGGTTCTTATATTTAATTTATAAAATACAACAGTTATGGATTTAAATCTTGCAAAGCAGAAGTTAGCCTCTGCTCAAAATAAAGGGCAACAACGCGAAAAAATTGATTATTCAAAGATTTTTTTCAAACCAAAACCCGGTAAGTACCAAGTACGTATCCTTCCTAACAAGTACGACAAAGCTTGGCCTATCCGCGAAGTACAATTCCACTATGGATTTGCTAAGGGACCAATTTTGGCTTTAACCAATTGGGGTGAAGCTGATCCTATTGTTGACCTTGCAAAAAAACTTCGCAAGTCTTCCGATAAAGACGATTGGCAATTAGCTAAAAAAATTGAACCTAAGTCTCGTTATTTTGCCGCTGTATTAATACGCGGTGAAGAACACTTGGGTGCTCGTTTGTGGGAGTTTGGTAAATTAACTAATGATCAACTCGTTGGCATTGCTGCTGATGATGATTATGGTGATTTTACTAATATTACAGATGGTAGGGATTTTACTATTGAAGCAACTGAAGATGTGATTGTTGGTAGGAAAGGAATTAAGTGTAATATTCGTGTTAAACCTAAAACTACTCCTATTTCAGATGATGCTTCTTTAGTAACAAAGTTAATTAATGAACAGCCTGATATTTTAGGTATTAATCGTAAATACACTTACGAAGCACTTAAAGATATATTGACTAAGTGGTTGAATCCTGAAGAAGAAGCCACTGCTACTGAAACTCCCATTGCATCTAAGGATGAAGATGAAGAGGATGACTTTCTTAAAGACATAAACAAACCAGTAGCTTCTGCTTATACTTTGGAAAACAACACTGGCAAAACAAGTAATGCAGATAAATTTAATGACCTGTTTAACGATTAATAACATATGGCCAAAGCAAAAACAGACCAGACACTATCTCAGGTAGTGTCTGAGTCTTTAAAAAAATCATTCGATATTGATGCGTTTAAAAAATCTAAATTTCTAGATCAATCCACTAAATTTAAAAAACAAAAGTGGATTCCATTCTCTCCTGCTGTACAAGAAGCACTTTCTATTCCTGGTGTTCCTACGGGACATCTAACTATTGCTAGGGGTGGTTCCGATACAGGTAAAACTTCATTACTTATTGAAGTAGCAACCACTGCTCAAAAAATGGGTATCCTTCCTATTTTTATTATCACTGAGATGAAATGGGATTTTGAACATGCTGATAAAATGGGTTTTAACTTAGAAGCAGTACCTGATGAAGATACAGGTGAAGTAACTAACTATAAGGGTTTTTTCTTATATGTGGATAGATCTTCCTTAAAATCAATTGAAGATGTATCTGCTTTTATTGCAGATATCCTCAATGAACAAGCAAAAGGAAAACTACCTTATGATTTACTATTTTTATGGGATTCAGTAGGTTCTATTCCTTGTCAAATGAGTCTTGATCAGGGTAATAACAACCCAATGTGGAATGCAGGTGCTATGGCTACTCAGTTTGGTAATTTTATCAACCAACAATTTCCTTTATCGCGTAAAGAATCATCTCCTTATACTAATACTTTATTTATTATTAATAAAACAGGTGTCCAACCAGCAATGGGACCTATGGCGCAACCTAAGATGACTAATAAAGGTGGTAATGCAATGTATTGGGATGCTTCTATTGTTATTACCTTTGGCAATGTAACTAACAGTGGTACTTCTAAAATCCACGCCCAGAAAGATGGAAAGAAAGTTGAATTTGCTAAACGAACTAAAGTATCAATTGATAAAATCCATGCTGATTGTGGAGTAGCTACTTCTTCTACTGTAATTGTGACACCCCATGGTTTTATTCCTGATGATAAGGATGCAGAAAAAGCCTATAAAAAAGAACACGCACATGAGTGGTTTTCTGGTCCTGTAAATGTTGATGAATTAGAAATTACTGAAGACAACAGTGAATGGGAAGAAAGCAAAAAAATGTCACCGCTAGTGGAAATTGATAATGATGTAGAAAATGAGTAACAAATATCATGAGCTGCTTTCTAATATACAACCAGATATTCGTAAAGAACTTAATTCAATATTAATTATAGATGGATTAAATGCTTTTTTAAGGAACTTTACAATGATAAACCACATAAACCCAGATGGTCACCACATTGGTGGCCTAACTGGGTTTTTAAAATCCATAGGGTATGCCATTAGAATGATAGATCCAACAAAAGTGGTTATTGTGTTTGATGGTATAGGTGGTTCAAACGCTAGACGTAATTTATACCCTGAATATAAAGCAAATCGTAATGTTAATCGCGTTACTAACTATTCTATTTTTTCATCTAAAGATGAAGAACAGGAAAGTATTAACAATCAAATGGAACGTTTAATTCAATACTTACAATGTTTACCTATTACAATGATAGGTATTGATGGTTTAGAAGCAGATGACATTATTGGTTATTTAGCTAACAGATTTGAGCAATATGAAGAAACTCAAAGAGTAACTATCATGTCTGCTGATAAAGATTTCTTACAATTAGTAACTAACAAAATATTTGTTTATTCACCCACTAAAAAGAAAATATACACACCAAAGGATGTGTTAGAAGAGTATGGTATTAGTAGCCATAATTTTCTCAATTATAAAATATTATTAGGAGACGCTTCAGACAATATTCCTGGAGTAAGTGGGTTAGGTCCTAAAAAAATAGTTAAATTATATCCTGAATTAGTAAATAATACTAAGGTTACTTTAGAAGAAATAATAAATAAATCTGCTGATTTAATAGATGAAAATAAATTATATTTAGCAGTTGTTGAAAGAAGAAATCAATTATCTATTAATCATCAGCTAATGTCTTTGGATGGAAGTTTTCTCTCACCAGAGAATAAGAAAATAGTAAAAGAAGCATTTAACGATTCTTATGTGTTAAATATGCCTATGTTTACTCAAATGTATCATAATGATAAGTTAGGAGAAAGTATTCCTAACATATCATCTTGGTTAACTCAACTTTTTGGTTACCTAAATTCTTTTAAATAAATTTAAGTTTATGACAACTTTAAATAAATTGTCCACTTACGGACCAGTTTTTCAACTTAAGGCTTTAGGAGCATTACTCACTCAAAGACAATTTTTAATTAATATCATAGACTCACTTGATGCAGAGTATTTTGAATCATCTGCTCACAAATGGGTTGTAGAATATATTCAAAAATACTTTTCACAATACCATACTACACCTACAGTAGAAACAATGTCTATTGAGGTAAAAAAGATTGAAAATGAAGTATTAAGAATATCAATCGTAGAAGCACTAAAAGAAGCATATAAATTATCTGATCAAAGTGA